TAAGAAAGCCCGTGAGCCAAATCCCTACCAGCAGATACTAAGTAGTTTGGGTCATTAGATTTGTTAAAGGAATCTCGAAATGATGGGACGACACGACCAAGAATTTGACGTTCACCCATACCTGCAAGGTCTGCTCCAAGAGCAGCGCCAGCAATAGTTCCTTCTGGGCCAGCAATAGTTCCAATAACTCCGCCAGCAACTACACCTAGCGTACCAAGCAACCCCGCACCAACTCCATGGTCTGCGTATAGGCTGTGAATAAATTTATAATCTTTTTGAATTTCTTGTAATGGCTTGTTAGCCCATGACATTGCAGTGCCAATGGCCTTGCCAATAACAGGCACCTTTTCAACTGCGCCAAGTGCTTGACCTGGAAAGTTTTTAAGGTCATTCCAAAATCCGCCCTGTGAAGGGGCTGGTGTAGCAGGAGCCGTGGCGTCGGCAGTAGCAGATGCTGTAAGTGTAGATGCGATAGGCGTGCTAGAAGGAGTAACTAAACTCATTGACCCGCCTTTTCTTGCAAAGATTCTAGTCTTGTTTTAATTACAGCGTTGGCGACATCTGGAATGTCCTTTAACGCATTGCGCCACCATGTTGCGGAATTGTATGTAGCAACATGTTCATCAATCGCTTTGGCAATCGCTGTCATGTGAGAAGTAGCGGCAAGAGTGTTAAATACATCTTGGCTACCTGATTGAATACCAGCGGCAGCAAGGCCAGGGTTTTGCTTAACAAACATCTGGTTGCCCTGAACCATATCATTAGCACTGCTAACATTAGGTATATTTACCTGCGGATCCATGGGTTACTTCCCTAGTGCAGTTGCGAGTTGTTGCAATTCTGGTGAAGCGTCTGGATGTGACGCTAAGGTTTGAACGAGGCTCTTGGCCGATTGTCCAGTTTGCATTGTTTGCGCTGGATGGATGCCAAGGGCTTCTGGCCCTGGTCCTGCTCCCAATGGGGAGCCAGCAGTAACTGGTTCGTTAGGACGTTGCGTAGGTGCAGACAATGGTGTGACATTCATCTGTGCCTGTTGTGCTTGTGATTGTCCATTCGATGCCGCTTGTGCAATTTGAGATGGAGTCATCTTCTGGCCTTGTACGCCACTAGCAGACATAGGCGCCTGCGCCTGTAAGTTCGCTAAATCTTGTCCATCGCCGTAATTAGGCATACCAGAGATATACCGTTGTGCTTGCTTAGATGCGACACCGCCATCAGTTCTGCGCGACATGGCGCCAGGAAGGGATGGTGTAGTCGAAGGCTTCGCGGCCTGTGGCATACCTATTCTCCTTCGTTAAGTGTTTCGATGGTGCGGGCTGCATATTCGTGGAATGATTTTTGGTCTTCCACAAACTCTGCTTGTGTTTCTAACATCGCGCTGAGTATTTCAAAAAACTCTGCTGCGACATGCGAAAGCAGGGCAAAGATATCCCATTTTGTAAACTGAGTTGACGCTCTGCCCTGCTCGTCTGACATGAACTACTTAGTCTTTCGTGGTGTACCCGCGGTTGTTCCGCTACCCTTGGTGCCAGAAGGTTGTCCGCTGTACTTAATGTTTGATGTTCCAGTACCTGCTGGTCCTGACTTTGGTTGAATCTTTGTCTTTTGTGTTACCGCAGCAGATGAACTATGTCCACCTTGTGCTTTAGGCTTTGGTACACTTGTGGTAAGTGATGCTTTGAGTGGCTTTGCCATTGTTATTCTCCTATAGGTTTTTGTCAACCAGATAATTACGCTGGTTGCCTTCTGGTTACGTTGGCCGAGAGATTCGGCTGACCAGAAGATGAAAGTCCTGCGGCTAACTGCTGTAGCGCAGATGGTGCTTGTTGCTGTGGTTGGTTAGGAAGCGCCCCAGAAGGAGCCTGTCCTGGGCTTTGAGGCTCGCCAGCGGCTGCTTCTTCTGGGGATGCTGCGGGCTGCGCAAATGCAGCAACTACAAGGTCCTCGATATTATCGCCTGCTTGACGACCCTTGATGACCTGAGCCATAGCCGTAAGAATCTTTGATGGATCTTGCCCTTGTGCTGCCATTGCTGGCAGTGCTTGTGAGTAGGAAGCCATTGCGCTCATAAGCGAATCGCGTAATTCTTCAACCTCAACTTTTTGTTCCTCTGAAGTTACATTCATATCCCAAGGCATTTGACGACGCAAGAAGTCGCGTGAGATTAATTTATCTCCGCGTGCTTGCAATCCGAATACCAAAGCACGGTTTGGATCTAGTCCAGCCATCATGCCGTAAGATACATCTACCCAGTAATCACCAGCGATGTCGCGTGATGGGGTGTAGTTAATTTCATAAGGTGCGCCAGAGACAACTCCGCGCACTTCCTTCTCAACATTGCCAAATAACTTTTCGTCCATCATAAAGCACAGACGCATTACCTGACGGAATACTTCTGAGAAGACAGCCTGTGCTGTCTTAACTTGTGTATCAAATCCACCCATAAGGGCTTCTACACCACGGCCTGTGACGATAGAGCCAGACTGTTGGCCGAGGCGACCTTGTGGGTAGCGTGAGCCTACACGTAGTTCTTCATCAAGCGTGGCAGCCTCTTGGAAGATTCCATTAGGAATATCAAGCCCAACACGGCGAATCTTCTCTGGGTTAGCAGAGCGAATCGTGGCGTCTGGGCCAATCTCAAGTACGTTCACATCAGATGGCAAAGCGAATGGAGCCTGTACACTCTTCTGCGCTGCTTCAAGTTGCAAGGTGGCGAAGCGAGCCTTGGCTACCTGCACCCACATGATGTCATCAAATTGTCCACGTTGGTTCTCATCTGAGTCAATGCCTGGGCGGATAGCGATAACCACTGGCAGTTCACCGATGAGGTTTGCTGCGCGGTCTAGGATAAGGTTATTGCGCTCTGGAACGAATAGGATTACTTCGTTCTTATCTTGATAGCGAAATATCTCAAGCATACGCTCTGAGTTGCGATTCTCATAAGGTCCGCGGATAACAGTCTCATGCTCTGGAAATTCATTACACAATTCGCGCACTGTCTTGTTGTAGCGCTTTGAGTAGGAGAGCAACTTGCCAAAACGGTCATACTCTGGGTAAGCCGCGATTGGGTTATCAATGCGGATCATTGGCCGCTTGTTTTCCCAATCTGGCTCGATAATGAAGGGGAGCATGCCGAAGGTTACATAACGATCTGCGCCTGTATACATTAAGGTTTGGAGACGGCATGTGTCACGGTAACCAGCGGCAATCATAGTGCGCTTGTCGGCCTTCTTGCGTGCGCGGTCTGATACAGAATCCGTTGAGTCGCAATTAAAGGCGGGAAGCGGGGCGATAACTTCGGCTACATCGCGTGCTGCGATGTCAATGAAGTTAGCAACCATTGGCTTCGGAAATTCATCTGGGAACATTCCAGGGTAGACCTGTTGAATATCACCTTGGCGGATAGACTGTAAATCAGTCCAGCGAGCATCGCGAGTGTGGTAATGATCGCGCAGTTTGCGGATCTTTACACTTAACTCGTCAATATCTAGACTCATAAGTATCCCCCGTTAGCGGCCATCTTCTGTTGAAGAGCGGCGTATTCTTCTAAGTTAACTACCTTGCGTCTGGCTAAATCCATTGGCGTAGCAAACGGATTCTTGACGAAGGTTCCGCCGTAAACACCAGATTGATTGATAAAATCTCTCATCTGCGTCTCAGCGAACCAGAGGGCCATTGGACCATCCTGTTTATTCTTTGTTCCTGGCGACCAAGTAATCAGTTGTTCGATTAGCGCCTTGGTATGTTCATCGCTAGCCCGTGGAAGTTCTAGCAAGTTATTCTTCATATACTTGCCCTGATTATCCACTGAGCCGAATAGTGGCGCCATTGAGGCGACACCAAATTCTAAATCCATCTTATTGTTACCCGTGTAGTGCTGAACCAAGCGGATGCCTCTGGTAGCGAGGAACTGGTTAATCTGCTCGTCTTGAGTCAAGAACAACTGAAAGGCGTTCTTCTCAATCACCCAAACTTTAGGCTTGTACTTCTCAGTCCAACTAAAGATAATCTCGCGGATTGCCTGCGGTGTAGGAGCAGGCATGCGGTTGGCTTCGAGTAGGTAACGCTTGCCATTGGTTCTGTCACCAGCATAGGCAACCGAGAAGGTATCTCCCGACATGGCTGGATCCATAGAACAGATGACGTACTGGCTTTGCATACTGGCTGGATGGCCAGGAGCGCCAGGGATGAGAGGACCTGGTGCGCGCATACCGCTAACAGCGCCGCGTACACACTCAGGGCTAAAGATTGCAGTAGATTCAACATCTTGCTGCTGGTAGACCATAGCCCAGGTCTTAGGGTCAATTAAGCCTCTGCGACGGCGAAGATGTGGGCCAGACCAGCGAGGGTATAGACCGTCAGCATCTGGCAAGGTATCATCTGCATCCCAAGGTCTATCAGACTTAGGCCAGAGCGTCACCCAATCCTCTGGGTCATCGGCAAATTCAAGAACCGCTGGCATGGCTAGATAAGTCCAAGGAGATTGGTTATCTGGATAACGCTCAGGGTTACGCATCTCGCGGTATAGATCCAAAGGATCTACGCGGGTGCCTACAACTAGAATCTTTCCCGTTGGGCCGACACGCGTTAAAACTTCCTGTTGGATCCAGCGAAGTTGCTTCTCATACTCTCCAGCGTTTGCGAGAGTGACAGCATCGTCCAAAATGATAAGGTCTGCACGCGCACCGTAAAT